GCTCACTGTTGCTGCAAGATTAGTTAATGATGCACCAATATCAGGTTCAGCAACAAATGCAATCTTGTCTCCTACTTCTAAAACAATTTTTTCATTGTCAAACGTAAATGTTTCACCAGCTGGTAAGGTTAAATTGTTAATAACTCTTGTTACAGCATTACTTAAACTAGAACTTTGTGGAATTAAATGCATATCAAATGATGCATCTGCCCCACCGTTATTACAAACTAAAATATTTGTAATTGCGTATGATTTACTTGCTGGAACAGTTATCATATCTAACTGTGTAGTCGTTAATTGTTGATTTACTATTGCCATTTTTATTCCTTAAAATAACATTCCAAAAAGGAGTGCTCTATTCTTACTTACTAATTCGTCTCTATTGCCTTGATCATTAACGAAATAAATTCCCGATTTACCTGTATATTCATCTGATATATAAATCTTAGTACCATCTAACGGCTGTAGTGGTTCTAAACTAGGATCTTCGTCACTAGGCACTCTATTTAGATGCAACGTATCATCTATTCTAATATTACCAGTTCCTGAAGATTTTAAAACTAAATCTTCATTACTTGAAATTGTTTCAATAGTTGAACCGGCAATTCGTATTTCATCAAATTCCCAGCGATCAGCATATAGTCGACTTACTGTATTTCCGTCAACTTTAAATGCAATTACACTGTCGACTCCGGTATTTTCAAAATCATCAATCTCAATACTCGAATCACCGTCACCAATTTGACGCAAGAACACGTTTGCAAAGTTAAACGCAACATAATCAACTACAGCTTGTGCATTTGGTATTACGTCTGCTTTTGCAGCATTATATCCTGTTAATTCGCCAAAGCCGTTATATGTAAATACTTTTTGTTCATAGTCAACTGTAGGACTTACACTTACTGTACTAGATCCTGCATTTAATGTTAAATTCTGGCTTCTCGAATCTATTTCATTTGTTGCAAGTGAAATTAATTGACTTGCTTCATTAATTGCAATAAATCCCGATACATCTTCATCATATTTAAAAAATGCATCAGGCAATGTTCCGCGGTTAATTCTAATACCTGCATCATTTAAAGTAATGCCAGCTCCAGTTTCTCCACTATTAAGAGTAATAATATTATCTTCAATATTTAATTGGGCAGTGTTAACTGTTGTAGTATCACCTTTAACTAACAAGTCTCCGGAAATTTCAACTGTACCAGTTTCAAATCCTGTATCCAAATAGATAGTGCCGCCTGTTTGTACAGACACTTTATAGTTTCCATTTGGTACATTTAAATATTTTGACATTTATAATTCCTTAAAAATAAGTAGGGGATTTCTCCCCTACTATTCTATTTTTAGTCAGCTTCGAAATCATCAGCATCTGTGAATGAATCATCTGTGCCAGCTTCTTCCATTTCAACTGCGCCGTCAGCATTATCATCACTAAAGTTCCAAGCAATTGATTCGCCTGTATCTAAAGTTACTTTACGTCCTGCAATTTTAGTTACTTGACGTGCTGTGCCGCCATCGTCTTTAACAGTAATAGTCATATCGCCTACTGCTAAAGTACCTTGTGCTTTATCAGCTAGAGTACAATCTTCTGTATCTGTGCCGTCTGTGCAACGGAACTTTTTGCTTCCTAATTGCTTTACAATCCAGCCGTTTGTTTCTGCTTCGCCTGTTGCACGAAAGCGTACTTTAATTTCGTTGCCGCCAGCTGTTGGTGTTCCGAAAAATCTTTTGTTAATTGGTCTTCCCATTTGTTTTCTCCTTTAAAACGTTCTAGGTTTACGCAGTGGGTCAGTTCTGCATAAGTCCGTATAATACGGCACGATTATTGACATAAGTATTTATCAATTAATCCGAGTAGCGTCGAATGCCTAATGCCCGTTTAGGTGAATAGAAATCATATCTTACACTTTTACTTTGATTGCCGCCTAGTATGATCCAGTATTCTTTGCCGTTGTGTAGTTGTGTCTCAACGTAAAAGCCAACGTGTCCTTGCCAACCTTGATTGCCTCTTGGAAATACAACAACATCGCCTGGCTGTATTTCTGCAGGATCTACAGGCTCACCCCATTCTAAAAATGAACGTGCTAATAATGGATATTCGTGAGTATTATTGTTTGGTATACTATCTAACTCTAATATAGCATTAACAAATGCTGCACACCATTCTGTACGTACAGGATCTACATCTAATAGTTCTTTTAGTTCAGATCGATGAATTCTTTCATCTAAGCCAATATAAGGCTGTGCTGTTTCTACACTATTTGACAAACTAGGCGAACACCCTGACAGTAACAATACTGCAAATACCAATTGTAACTTTTTCATTATTATTGCCCTCAGAATATTTAGTCAAAAAAATAGGCGCCGTAGCGCCTATTTTAGTTTACTATAAAGTAAAACTTAGCTGAAGCTTACGTTAGCATTAGTAATAGCAACATTACCTAAGTAATCTGCTGCGTTACCAAGTGACGATGCTGTGTTGTTTAACTCAACATATCCGTAACGTGTCATGAATGACACAGTTGGTTCGAATGATGTTGGGTCAAGCACAACGCCTGAGCTCATTAGCGGGATGTATGGGCAGTAGAATGCCGCTGCATCTGATTCGCTTGAACCTTTGTAGCCGATTAGTACTGCTGCATCGTCGCCTGCATATGTGTTTACATACACTTTCATAGCGTTGTTCAATGTACCAACCATCTTAGTGTTAGTTGGTGCTTCGAATGTACCTTCTGTTGTACGAGCGAACGCTGAAGTAGTTGCAGACTGTAGGATTGTAAGCGCGAATGGCGATACAACTGCCCAGTTACCTGCGCCACGACGTGTACGCTGTGCAATCAAGTTTGATACTCTGTTGATCTGAACTGCAAGTGCTGCATGCTCGTCACCAACGAAAGTAGCTGTACCTGATACTGCTGCTTGGTCATAAGTTTGTGCTGCTGCACCACTTAGTGTTGTAAGCGAACCAATAACTTCTTGGTCAATCTCAGCAGTAATCTCTTGTGCAAGAGCTGCCATGATTTCTGCTTCAACATCAATACCGTGCATTGACTGTGCGTCTTGAGCAGCTTCAAATGTCCAGCGAGCTGACAACTTACGTGTCTTCGCTTCGACAGTCTGCTTCAAGATTTGGATAGACATTTTACGTCCAGCCGCGCCTTCTAGTGCTGCTGTTGATGCTGCTTTAGCAGTTGCCGCGTCACCTGAATATGCTTCAGCAATTTTGAATGGGCTTAGAGCTTCTTCGCCTGCTGTAGTATCAGTGTTACCTGCACTTGTGTCATTCATTGTGTCTGAATAACGTACACGTAGTGTGTGAATTTGACCAACTGGACCAGTCATTGGTTGTACACCAACTAGTTCGTTAGCAATAACTGTTGGCATAACACGTCTGATAACTGGTAGGATAACACGGTTAAGTGTTGCTACGTTACCTGCAGATGTTGCGCCTGCTGTTGCACTCTCTGACAAATACTTGCGAGTGTTTTCTAGTGTAGCAGCCATTACAGACTTCTTGTTGCCTTGCAGGCCTTCAAGAAGAGCAGTTTTGGTGTCTACCCAGCGTGATTCTAGTAGTTCTGACATCATAATCTCCTTAATTTAATCCAGCAAGACGGCGTATATCCAATACGTTAGATTCGTCTGCTTTAGTTGTCATTTCTGTTTTTTCGGGTCTATTGCCTGTTACTTCTGTGCCTTCTGTAATTACTGCCTTACGCTTTGCTGGAGTATTTCCGTCGATAACCGATGGTAAGTACTTGTCAAAAGATTTTTGAAGTCTATCGGTTTGTACTGATTCCAGTAAGTCTGTCATAATCTCACGCTGGTCTTTGCCTAGTGGCGCAACTAACGAGTTCATAATCTTTTCTCTACGTGCTGATTCAACTAAACGTGATTTCTCTTTGTTAGCTGATTCTGCAAGAGTTTTTGCTTTTGTTGCAAATGCTTTAGCTTCTGCTAGTTGCTTGTCTTTAGCAGCTAGTACGCCCATTAGTTTACTTACTTCTGAATTTTCATTCAAGTGTGAAGTTGTATACTCGTTTGCAAATGCTTCAAATATTTTACGACCAAAGTCGTTTCTACGTGCTGTGTCAATATCTTCTTTTAATGCATGGATTTCACCTTTAAGTGATTTACCAACCATTTCAGATACTGCTGTAGCACTTCTTTCGATAAAGTTAGCTTTAACTTTAGCGAAGTGTGTTTTAGCTTCACGTACTAAACGTACTTTTGTTTCAGCTAAGTCTTTTTTATCTTCTGCAAATTCTGCAATTTCACCTGCTAGAGACTCAACAACAAACTCTTCAAGCTTGGCATATGATTCAGCCATTGCTTGCTTGTCTGCTCTTAGTTCTTTAATTTCAGCTGCTAAGTTTTCAGCAACGAAACCCTTTAGTAGATCTGCATTTTCACGCATTGCAACAGCATATTTTGCTTTTGCTTCTGCTAGCTGCTTACGGTCTTCCGCAAACTCTGCAATCTCTTCAGCAAGACGCTCAGATAGTAGTGAGTCAATAGCTTCAACCATAGTTGATTTATCGTGCTCATACTTTTGTGCAAACTCTTCACGTAACTCAGCAGTTGCCTGCATTTTGTTTTCTTGAATCTTTGCATTCCATGCTTCTTCAATTTGTTCTCTAATCTCAGTTGAAACAACGTCATTTTCAAATAGTGTTTTTAGTGCATCTATCATTACATTCTCCTGTTTCATTGGAGTTTACTGATTATGTTAATCAGTGATTCCTTAAGATACTTTTGTGCCTTTGTGTCGTGTTTAGTTGCCTGTGCTAATTCATATGCCTTCATTCCCCCACGTGCATTCATAAGATGTTCATAAATTGGTGTTGGGTATGCACCAGGGGCGCTAGGCTGAGCCACAACGTCCACAGTGATTATTTCAAAGTCAGAAACAGTATTGCTACCGTCTTCTGCAACATTACCACTACCACGTGACGAGACACCTAGTTTAACGCCTGCTTCAAGCATCGTTTTAACTAGGTTCCCCATCGGTGTTGGTAAAATTTTCAACTTGCCGTAACCGTTATCACCATCCATCCAACATTCAGTTATCATATGGCTTACACGGTCAATGTTAATGTTAAGTCCTTCTGGATGATCAACTTCTCCGAGAACACTGTATCCTCCAGCGATTTGATCAT